GCGCAACACTGGTGCTCCCTGCTTTGGCGGCGGAATAGCCAGACACCTTGTTCCGCGCCTCGCGGTGCACGCCGTATTTGTCGGTACCGGCAGGCTCGACCTTCAGCGTCACGAACAGCGGTTTGAAGTGAAGCTGCTCGCTATCGCCGACATGCATCTGGCCCACCGCGTGGCAGATGGCCGACAAGGTGCGTTGCGCGATCTCCACCGTCTGCTCGTTGCGGTTCACCAAGTTCAGCTGATCGAAGATCTTCCGCCGCGCGGAGGGGCCTTCCAAGATCTCGAAGACCAGCTTCAGCAGCTGCCCGTCGCCCGCCTTGGTCGGTGCCATTTCACTCTCGATAAGGTGCGCGAGGTATTTGCCTGGCGGTAGCACCTCGAGCGGGACAGCGGGGGCGACTTCCGTCGCATCAAAAGTACCATTGAGGGATGCCATGGGATCAGTTCCCTGTGTCTTGGGTGGGGATGACGGGGGCGTTGGGCGCTGCCGCATAAAACGGAATGCCGGCGGCCAGATCGGCCCAGGCGAGCGGCAGGGTTTCTTCAAGGCCAAAGCGGTTCTTGGCCAGGAAGGCCGGACGTTCGATTGTGTGCAGCAGGCGATCACCACCGCTTACGCCGCGCACGACCTTCTTGTTGAAGCCGACGTCCGACTTCAGCGTGCTGACGCGGTAGTTGGCGAACAGCACGCCATCGACATGCTCCTGCACCAGGGCCGATGCGCTGCGATGCAGTTTTGGCTGGTAGCGGTCGTAGGGTTCGGTTTCCGGACTATCAAAGCGCCGGATTTCCGCATGGGCGATCAGCAGAACGCCCATTCCGCATTCATCGCGCAGCGTATTCACAGCATCCAGAAAGGTACGCCAGGTATCCAGCGCGGCCTGATAGCCCTTGCCATAGCCGAAGGCTTCAATGTCGCGTTGGTTGTGCTGCTGCGCTGTGTGCTGCCAGATCAGCGGTTCCAGCCAATCAAGGCTATCAACCACGAGCGTCTGGAATTCATGCGCTTCGGAATAGAGGGAGCCGAGCGCTTCCATGACGGCGTCAAAGTTGCGCAGCAGCCCAAAGGTCGCGGCATCAATGCGCCCGAGCCCATCCTCGGTTTGCAGAAAGATCGGGTTCGGCGCATCCGCGGCAAGCTTCGTCTTGCCGACGCCAGCAACGCCATAGATCAGCAGGCGTGGGGGACGCGTATCGCCACCCCGACGGAGTGATGCGAGTGAGATGGCCATTACGCGGCCTCCTTCGCTTCGAGGGCGTAGGAGGCGCGGCCCATGGCCATCTCGCGCAACTGCGTCGGTTGGGTGCGATTGCTCATGTATGTCTCGTTGGAATGGGTGATGTCCGGCTCTGGCTTGCGTGACGACGGTCGGACGGGCGTCGCCATTTTCATGGGGATGGGCGTCATGACAGCACCAGCAGTTCCGCGATCCAGCAGAGCGCGATGAAACCGCCGGCGAAGGCAACGCCGATGGAGAGGTTGCGCAGCAAGTGGCCGAGGCGACGGAGCCGACGCAGTGAACGGCGCGTCATGACTTCACCTGCGGTGCGGGCAGGCCGCGACCAATCAATTCCAGCCAGACATGCAGGGGCACGACCACCAACGGTGCCGTACGGTCGCGCCATAGAAACAGCGCGTCATGCGTGCCGAGCCAGCGTTCCAGCGTCTTGAAACCTTCGCCGTCACCGCGAGCTTTGACTTCAGCGATCAGCGGCGGTTCGGCAGCGCCGCGCGCATAGATGTCGATGTCGGCGCCATTGCCGCGATAGTGCGTGGCACCGGATAGCGGGACACGCTCGGCTGCGATGCCGCTTTGCTTGTGGATCTCGACCAGCGCGCGCTCACGGCGGAGCCCCTTGTCGCGAGAGGTCTTACCCATGGCGCGCACCATCTGATGGAGCGGTAGCGCCGGTTGCCTCACGGACTTTTGCTTCCTCGAATGCGTGAATATCTTCAAGCCGGTAGGCCACGCGGCCGCCCAGTTTCAGGAACAGGGGGCCCTGACCCAGCCACCGCCAACGCTCGAGTGTGCGGGGGCTTACATTCCAGCGAAGCGCCAGATCATTCTGATTCAAATGCCGCGTAGTCATTCGGACCTCCTTCGGCTGCCGAGCAACCGTGAGGGAACCTTGCCTGACCAGGTGGAAGGAGCAGGGAAGGAGGAAGGAAGGAGAAACGGAAGGAGAGCGTCAAAAATGAAAAAGCCGCCTCAAGGGCGCCTTTCGGATAGGGGAAGAGCGTGGATCAGAACTCAATCCAGCAGTTTCCGGCCTTTTCTTTTATGAATTTGTGCCAATCCGCATTTTTGCTGAAGGCTCTAGCCAGGGAGTTGGTCTTGCCACGCGCTCCAGCATCTTCCAGCACCTGGGAGGTCCGACACACCGCATCGTTCCGATTATATGCATCCACTAGGATTTTCAGAATTTGGCGGTGCAAATCACCTCGGAAAATGAAGGTCTGATGCCCGATGCGGATTTGCCCATAGTCCGCTGAATGGCCAATCGGCTTTAGCTGGGACGCTGGTACCATTTTCATGCGCTTGGCGAGAATGATAGGATCAACGCTGATGCTCGCCGCAGCTTCGCCTACGTCCCGTAAGGCCACGATCATATGGCCCGGTAAATCCACATCCAAAGCATCTGTGGTTGACGTGATGATAACACGCATACCGACTGCCGGGCGCCTCAATGCTAATGCCTCAAGGCTTTTCAAATGCTCCGAGTCAAAAAGCCTTCGAGCAAACCAAACAGATACCGGTTGCCCGCGGCTTTCCAGCTTCACTGAACCAAGATCCCAGGCTACCTCTGGTATCAACACCTCATCACGCTGCGCTGAACCGCGTTCACAGCGTACAAGAAGCTGCGAAAAGAATATGGGCATCGTCACTTTGTAGAAAGCAAGGTCTTCTGCTGGTACGGCGGACCATTGGCCCGAACGAGTGAAATAGCCATAGGATTCCTGCTCAGCCGACCACTCCACCCGCACCGGGTCGTCCTCATAATCATCCATCACAGAAAATATGTCAGTCTGGCCGGTACTCAATAAGAGTTTGGATTCGACCAGCCTCCTGCCAGCTTCGCCGAAGCTGGCGTGCATCACCGCGCCACTAATCCTACCGGATTTGGTCTCCAGGATTCGCAAAAGCAGATCGACTGCGCCCTTATGTGCGATCAGCGCCACTAGTGTCCGCTCCGCCCTTCAAAATACCCCATTCACGAAGGTATTTTTCTCCAATCAGTCGCTCTCCTGCTGTCATCCCCTTCAGATTGCAGCCGTTTGGTACGGTGATCATCAAGCTGAGGGTCTTCGCGCGGCGCGATCTTCCATGAGGTACAAATTTAACCACGAGGCGCGCGCGCGTGATGGTCCAGTCAGCACGTCGCAAAGCTACCGGTCCGATATGCCGATCTGCCATTTCCCAGATCGTTTCACCATCATTCTCGCTGCATTCCAACGTGACCCGCTGGCTTGGCCGATCCAATGCTTGAAATCGGAGTTCCCTTATATTTACTGAATCTATTCTTTGCTCGATAGGTGCACTTGCGTCGGTCGCAAAGACAAAGGGCTCGACCAATACACTGAGGTCATACTCGCGCGCAGCGATCTTTTCACCCCGGAAAGGAATGCCCAATAGATGATGCCCCATGAGGCCAGCCAAAGACTCGCGGATATTCTTATCGCTCGCGATGACTTCAAGCACGCCGTCTGATGGCTCGTAGGTGATGCAGGCCTCATAGACCGGCTTTACGATGCGGCGATGCAGCTTTCCGTTCCCATCGAACCCCAGAGCATCATCGGGACTACCTTCGCGATAAATCGCAACCTGGACCAGCTGATGGGTGGCGCCATCGAAAGTTACGCGGTGGCGATCGAAAACATCCACATGGACCTTATCCGTGCCAAACTTGGCCCTGATCGCGGCGGTGAAAGCATCGATTGAGAGCTGATCTTTACGAATAAGCTTTTGTCTTTCGACGACATAGCCTGACCACATTCTGCCACGTCGCCTCTCGTCATTGTATCTGACCTCCTCGGCCAGCTGAAACGCACGGGGCTCATGCATGAGCATCCAGAGGGCGCGGTTATGCCCCCCTTCCACCAAGTCAAACTGACGGCGATTCTGAACGACATCCAGCAGGGCGTTCTGCCCAGGCTCGTCAGAGAGAGCGATGATCCGCCCAACTTCTAGGATCAATGCCTCGCGGTCCGCTTCTGCCAATGAATCAAGCGCAGCAATCAGGGCCGAGGCGACATCACTTTCGGACTCTGTCCAAACAACCGAGGGGGGAAGGTTGAAGGATTTGGTTTCAAAATAGGCCTGAAGGCTTGGCACAGGGGTTTTGCGAAAAAACGACGTAATTGTTGCCATACAAAGCCCTTTCTCGATCGGGGGGGAGGGACAATCGCAATATAGAACATACCAAGAACACGAAAAAGAGGAAAAACCGGTATTTCTACCAGCCGTTGTGCTGGAGCATTCGAGGCATTGAGCTTAATGGGACCCGAATCGGTGTCTCAAAATTGAACCCGCCAGGCCACCCAAGGGCAGAGAAACGTCGGTTTGCAGGATTTCGCAGCCCTTCGCAGCAGTTGCTAAATTTTCTCAAGCTGTTGTTTTTACTTGTTTTTACTCGGTGCCTACCGCATCTCTCGGCCAACCGCCCCCAATCGCGAACGGTCTCAATGCGCAACGCTCTCTCCGGCCCCAATCCCCTACCTGCCGAGTGCCTCTCCGGACCGGAGCGCCTGGATGAAGTCGCGCGCATCCTGGCCACCGGGCTGAGGCGAATTCAGGCCCAGGAGGCAAGTTCTTTATCTGCCGAAAACAGAGAAAGTTCATTCGACATTCTCGCCTTCAAACGCCGTGTTGGTCGTCGCAAACCAACCATTCGCGTCGGAGAAAGTTGATGTCAGCACTGAAGAAAAAACCTGAAGCAGAACCAGTTCGAGTAAACGCCGGCCCCGGCGATGCCAGCGTTGTCGCGCAACTGGCAGCGCTGCGGAAAATGAGCGTGGTCGAGCTTAAGCAACGATGGGAAGCGCTCTTTGGCACTCCCGCGCCGAATAACAGCCGAAGCTACCTGGAAGTGCGCCTCGGCAATCGCATCCAGGAACTCATGCTGGGCGGGCTTTCGCGCGACACGCGCCGCGTGCTTGATCTGCTGGTCAAGGAACTCGAGGGCAAGAATACCCGCAAGGCCATCATGACCGACCCGCGCAAGCCAATCCCCGGCACGCGCCTGCTGCGCGAATGGGATGGCGCCGAGCATAGCGTGACAGTGCTGCGCGATGGCTTCGATTGGCAGGGCAGGAAATTCAAATCGCTCTCGGCCGTCGCGCGCGCCATCACCGGCACGCAATGGAATGGCTATCGCTTTTTCGGTCTGCGTGAGGCCGGGCGGGATCCGCGATGAACCGCGCACCAGGATCCGTATTGCAGACGCCGCGCCGCCTGCGCTGTGCCATCTATACGCGTAAGTCGAGCGAGGAAGGGCTCGACATGGAATTCAACTCCCTCGATGCGCAGCGCGAAGCCTGCGAGGCCTATATCGCGAGCCAACGCTCCGAAGGCTGGGCCGCCATCCGCGAGCCCTATGATGATGGCGGCGTCTCCGGCGGCACGCTTGAACGGCCTGCGCTACAGCGCCTGCTGGCCGATGTCGAAGCCGGACTGATTGACGTGATCGTGGTCTATAAGATTGACCGGCTGTCACGCTCACTGATGGATTTCGCTAGGCTGGTGGAGATTTTCGATCGCAACCAGGTCACCTTCGTCTCCGTCACGCAGTCATTCAATACCACCACAAGCATGGGGCGGCTCACGCTGAACATCCTGCTGTCCTTCGCGCAATTTGAGCGTGAGGTGATTGGTGAGCGCATCCGCGACAAATTCGCGGCCTCCCGCAAGCGGGGCATGTGGATGGGCGGCTATGTCCCGCTTGGCTATGACGTGCGCGACCGCAAGCTGATCATCAATGAACCCGAAGCCGCGACGGTGCGGATGATCTTCAAGCGCTTCGTGGCGATCGGGTCCGCCACCAAACTCGCCAAGGCGCTGGTGGCGGAAGGTGTCCGCACCAAAAGCGGCAGGCTGGTCGACAAGGGCTATATCTATCGGTTGCTGAACAGCCGGGTCTATCTGGGCGAGGCCACGCATAAGGACGCTTCCTACCCCGGCGAGCATGCGCCGATCATTGACCGTAGCTTATGGGACAAGGTGCATAGCATTCTGCAGATCAGCCCGCGGCTGCGTGCCGCCAATGCCCGGGCGCGCACGCCGGCTTTGCTGAAGGGGCTCATCTTTACTGAGACCGGCTGCGCGATGACGCCAGCATTCACCAAGAAGGGCACTCGGCTTTACCGCTACTATGTTTCCATGGATGTGATCCGGCACCGGGCACTAGGCGAAAACCCTGGGCCGCTGCGGCTGCCGGCGCCGATGGTGGAGGACGCCGTGATTGGCGAAATCCACCGCATGATCCGCGCCCCCGAAATCACCGCCCGCACCATTGCCGCGCTGCGCCACGAAGGCGCTGCGGTGGAGGAGGCTGCCGTGGTTGCGACCCTGGCCGGGTTTGAGCGGCTCTGGGGCGCGCTATACCCGGCCGAGCAGGCGCGCATCGTCCAATTGCTGGTCGAGCGCATCACCGTCGGCACCAATGGAATCGCGGTTGATCTGCGCAAGGAAGGGCTCGGCCTGGTCCTGCGGGACATGCTGCTGCCCGCGAAAGAGGAGGCCTTTGCATGAGTGAAACCGCCACCAGCATTCGGGTTGTGATTCCGCTGACCCTCCGCAAACGCAACGGGCGGCCAAAGATCCTGCCGCCCGAGGATGCCGGGCTACCAGGGAGCCAGGGCCAGGACCCGCATGTGCTGCGGGCCATTGCGCGGGCCTGGAAGTGGCGGCGGCAGTTGGAGGAGGGGGAGGCGTCCACCCTGCAGGACATTGCGGGGAAGGAAGGGGTCTCTGAGCGGTTTATTGGCCGGATGATCCGGCTGGCCTATCTGGCGCCGGGGGTGCTGGAGGCGCTGGTGGTGAAGCGGCGGCCGCCGGCGATTTCGATCAATGAGATGGTGGAAGTGGCGAAGCTGCCTTGGGGGGAGCAGATGGGGCGGGTTTTTGGGTGACTACGTCCGCGCCCGGAGTTCTCGACAGCACTTTCTCGCCCACCCCCGACGCGCTGCGCCCGCGGTCCGCGACGCATACGCATGGGCTGCGTCGCCCCTGATCGAAACCGATCCCGTCCGCAGGCGCCGCGACCGACACGCCTGCCCGCCAGATACGCCGGGCAAGACCCACCAAGACCGCGGATCCGGCGTTATCGTGCACATCGCCGGCAAATCCCTCGCCGCCCGGCGCTTGACGTGCGAGGCGGGAGAGCGTTTGTTTTTCCTATCGAGCCCAGTCATCCAGTCGCTCGGGGAAGAGGGCGCCTTGCTCTCGATCCTGACCTTTGATGTGCCGCCGACGATTTTCAGCGCTGGCCGAACGGAAGGATCCGGTCCAATGCGCGCGCCCGCCCCTCGCAACCCGCGCAGCTGGCGAAGCCCATGCTGCTCGTGGTGTTCTGGATCATCGTGCCGAAGCCGCGCCCGCCCGCGTCGTCGGTCAGCGGCGCCGAGGATTGGGACGGCGCTTCGTTGATCCACTCGAGGCAGCGCCGCCGCTTCGCGATCTTGTAGATGATGTCCATGGCGGCCCCGAAGCCAAAATGCGTGGCGATGGCAGCGCCGGCGCAGGCCAGCAGCTGCCAGACTACCGCCTGGATCGGCAGGCCGAAGGCGCCCAGCAGGGCCGCCAGCAGGCCGATCAGCCCCGCGATCGCCGCGAAGATCCACTTGAACACGAGCATGAAATCATAGACGGCGCGCATCACGCTGCATGCGGTGATCTCGCTGCACAGCGCCACCCAGAGGATGAACGCCACAACGCCGAGGCCGGCGAGGATGGCGCCGAAGATGCCCACCTTCCACCCCCAAAGGTACAGCGTCGGATTCAGAGCCCCCGGAGTGAACGGCCACTGAGCGAAGACCGTCATGAGGCAGCCGATGACGGCAAGCAGCGCTCCCACGCCGAACAAGATGGCCGCGAGCCACAGCAGGAAGTCGCAGGCGATTGTCGTGCGGTCATCGCGCGAGCAGCGGATCTGGACCGCGCGAGTCACGTCCGGGCAGCCGGGGCTGCGCAGCGTCACGCGGATATTGCCCCTGGCCCCCGGTGCGACGGTGGCGCTGGCCGAGGGGGCCATTACGCTGCTGCCGTCGGGCAGCGTCCAGTCGAGCTGGGTGGTGCGGCCGGCGGGGTTGCGAATGGCGGCCGCGACGTCGAAGGTGCAGGGGCTGCCGGCGCGCGGCGTGGCTGTCAGGTCGCCGTCGAAATCCGGGCAGTCGCCACCGCCGCAGCGCACTTCGATCGGCACGCTGGCCGTTGCGGCGCAGGGGCGGCCATCCCCTCCAAGGCTGCCGCCGACCGTGAGCGTCACGGTGCGCTGGCCTTGCATGCCGGCGGCGTAGCGATGCGTGACAGGCGGAGGCTGGCTGCTGGTCTGCCCGTCACCGAAATCCCAGGCATAGGTGGTGGTTGTGCCGGGCGGTGAGGTCACCTGCGTCGAGAACGACCAGCTGCAGCCGTCGGCGCCCGCAGTCGCTGCGATCGGCGCGGTGATGGTTGGGCAGGCGCAGCTCGCGATGGCGATGCGCACGGTGGCCAGCGGCCGGTCACCCGGTGGGGCGCAGACGCCCGCGGGTGGGCGGATGTCCACCCGCACCTCGTAAGTGCCGACCTGGCCGAAAACATAGGTGAAGACCGGCCCGGCGGGAGCCGGCACGGGGATGGGCAGGGCCTGGCCGGTGGCCAGGTCGATCACCGACCAGTAATAGGGCCCTACATATCCGGCGGGCATGGTGGTCGCCCGGAAGTCGATCCGCGCCGCGCCACCGGTACCCACGCAGGCGTGCGGCGGCGTCGCCGTCACGGAGATCGCAGGGCAGGGCGGCTGGGCGGTGCACGCGGTCAGCGTGACGCTGAAGCCGAAGGTACGCGTAGTCGGCGCGCCGCCGGGCGGGATGAGGGTGAGGTCGGCCTCGACGGTGTCGGCGCCCGAAAGGCCGGGCGGATAGGCGATGGTTCCGCTGATGCTGGGCCGCGGCCCGGTGCCCGAGATGGTGGAGGGCGGCGTGGCGCGCATCGAGCGCCAGCTCGCGACATAGGTCCAGCCGGCGGGTAGCGCGGGCGTGAACTGCAGGGTGAACACGGCCGGATCGCGGCTGCCGTCCTGCCGGCAGCCGCCACCCGTCATCGCGGTCTGCACGTTGACGGTCACCGGCGGCAGCACCTCTTCGCCGTCGAACTCGGCACCGAGTATGCCCTCTCTGTTGCCGTAGGGACTGACAAAGGTCTGGGCTCCGCCCATGAGAGCGGGATCGGGCAGGAACTGCGGCGCGCTGACCCTGCTGCCCGCCTGGCGGTTTATGCGGACGGTCCAGATGCCCTTGCCGCTGGTCGGCGCGGGCAGCGTGATCCAGGGGCTCCAGCCGGAGGTCGAGAGGTTGGCGCTGCCCGCGCTGACGCCTGAAGGCGCCACGAGCTCGCAGCTGAAATCGGGACCGGTGACCTGTTCGAGCCAGAATCGCACGCGTCGCACTAGGAAATCGGTCGCGGCGTCGGCGTAGCCGAGATTGACCGTGCTGGCCGGCGCCCCGGAGGAAAAGGACGGGAAGTAGGGCGGCGGCGGCCCGGGCCAGTTGCCGGACAGGGTGCCGCCCGCGAGCCGATGCGCCCAGCCGATGGCATCGAGATCGGCGCTGCGGACCACCGGCAGCCAGCAGAGCACGTCCGCGCCGCTGGGTCCGGGCGGGCCGGACCAGCTCGCGGTGCGGCCCCCGGCGGTGACGGCCTGCAGCGGCACGGCGGCGGGCGGATAGGCGCCGGAGGTGGCCCACGCGGGGGGAGGCTGCACCGCGCCCTGGTCGGACCAATGCGCCCAGACGTAGAGAGATGTTGCCAAGACACTCGCCTCCTCTCGAGCCCAGGCCCGGTGATCGGGGGGCTGTCCTGCAATGCACGAATTAACGCAGAGTCGACGGACGTCGATATCACGCCGCATTCGCTCATGCGAGCGCGAAATCTCGGCCCTCGCCTCGCCGGCCGCCGTGCGAGGCGGGCGGGCGTTTGTTTTTTCTATCGAGCGGCCTTCGCCGACGACCAGCTGAGCTGGGACGGCGCCGGGCTTGTGGCGTTCGAACTCAAGACGCCCTGGCGCGACGGCACAACCCATCTCGAGATGAAGTCGGTGGACTTCATGGAGCGTCTCGCCGCCCGGGTACCGCGGCCGCGTCTGCACCTGATCCGCTTCCATGGGTTCCTCGCGCCGAATGCGAAACTGCGTGCCCTGGTCATTCCGCGCGGCGTCCGGAGCATCTGCGAGGTTACCGAACTGAGCGAGGTGGCGCGACACAGGCACGCCGCAAAGCTACGCTGCGCCACCTCCTGGCTTCCCCCAGCGCGCACCCCTACGCCTACTTCGGGTTGAGGCCCATTTCGTCTCGACAGGCGAGAGAACCGTCACGAACTCGGCAAGGCCGCCAAAATCATAAGATATTGAAAAATAGTCACTTTCTTTGACCGAACCAATTTTGGCGAGGTTCGGTCGAAAAGAGACAAAAGGGCTTCAGAGACCGAATTTGGGCCTTTCCCCGGTCTCCGAGGTTCGGTCGCCTTCGCAAATTCCTTTGAAATCCTCAAAGAAACGCAGGCCATTTTTGGGCTTAGGACGGGTTAGCGACGATAATCTGGCGGAGGAGGTGCACCCGGATGCTAACTCTCCCGGCGAGAGGCAGCGTGGCCAGATAACGCCCCGGCTAAACGCAGCGTAAATCCGGATTTCTCTGCCTTTCGCTGATGCCTCGCCGCGGCGCCGGAGGCTCACGTTTGGCGGAGCCGTGCCATCTGTGGTCACGCAAAGTTGCGTGAGATGACCTCTGCTGCGGTGAGTACCTGTTAGAAGGATTCGAGCTTGCCGCAAGTATCCTTGAGTTCGCCCCTCGGCCACTC